CTAACATGGTTTAACCGAAGTATGCGATTACAGTTCCCGTTGCAAGAGTAAACCCTGTCCAATCACCGAACACAGTTATTCCTTGTGGGAATGTATTACTTGAATCTATTGCGTCTCCGCTACCACCACTTGTCCCAATAAAATCAGAAGTCCTGGGTGTCAAAGTTGTAAAAGTTGAATCTGCTAAAAATTGTATAGCAACGATATTACCCGATACGGCCGATGTACCATCCTCAAAAACACATCCACCTTGACCTAATCCTACGTTACCTGTTTGCTTTACACTATATTTGCCTATGTCTGCCATCTTTTTTCTCCTATGTTATGACATCTTACCGGGCTTGACAAATCCCATAGATGTCTTGGTTAATTACAGGGGGACATTAAGCCCCCCTGTATAATCATTTCAATATCCTAAAGTTTACGGATTGTTGAAATTAACGATTTGCCCTGCGGCATCAGCAGCACCCTGTACTAAAGATGCACCGAAAAGAACATCAGCAACAACAGATGTTGCGAGATAATCAATATCGTATGAACTTTGTACACGAGGTGCAATTTGCATTGCGAATACAACACTATCTTTTGTAAAGATAGATGCAGTTTCATCGCCTGTACCACCATCATCATCCCAATCTACTGAGTAGAATGCATCCATACCCATAATAGATCCTTGAGAACCTGTTGCGTGAGCAGAAGCTCTACCTGCTTCATTTGCTAAAGAAAATTCATCTAATGCAAATAAAGAATTGTAAGCCTCGGGAGATGCGTAAAGATATGCGTCTTTTGTGTAATCAACACCAATATCCATTAACTTCTGTGTACCAGAACGGATTAATGCAGATGTGAAAGTATTATCAGCCGTTAAAGTTACATCATTCGCACTTGCGGATTGGATAATATCAACTGCAAGATAGTTTTCAACTTTCTTTGCCAATGCATATCCCATTGATTTAGCATACATATTGAAAAGGTCTGCACTTTCTTGGACCTTTACAATATCCTCGATGCGTTTTGCTTCATAGAAATGCTGATCAACAGATAGATCAGTTTTACCATCTGTGTTAGCACCATATTCAACTGCGGTGTCAGCGGATTTTGCTGCTGCAGTTTCCTCTGTTACACGAGGAATATGGAGAGTGTCTCCTCCACCAGACAATAATGCGGACACATCTGTCACTTGATTTTTTAATTGGAATCTACGTTCTGCGTAGTCCAAAATAGCTTCTGACCAAAGTTCAGGTATGAAATTGGCAGCCGTTGTTGTGGTTACGTTAGCCATTTAATGACTCCTTAATTTTTAAACGAATTAAGATAGTCCCCCCAATTTTTACGTTGATCTTTTAATTCCTTCTGACGGAATTCATTCCGATCTACGTCACCAGAGTGACCTCTTCCCGGTTCAGCGGTATTCGTAATTGTTTGTGAAATTGTTTGCTCGGCATAGACTTCCAACCCACTTAAAGATGGGATATTATCCGCAACCTTCTTTTGATCATCAGAAAGTTTTGAATATATGGATTCTCGCCTCTGAGATTCATATGTATCTAATTGATTTGCCTTAGTCTCCAATTCAGCCATACGAACTTTGGATTCGTCAAGTAAAGTTTTATATTCGCCTTGCTTTTCCAATTCCTTTTCCCTGGCTTCTTTTTGACCCGCTTCCAATTTGGATATACGATCTCGTAATTCATTCCGTTCTCCAACCACTTCATTGAATCGCGATTGCGGAATATTATTCTCAGTTTTTGAGTCAACTGCGACTTGCTTTTCCGGTTCTGCTACCTCTGGAGTTTTTACATCGCCCTTGATGTCTTGATCAGTCATTTTTAACCTCTTTTGTTGAGTTAGACGCTATCTCTGATAGCTTTTTTTCGATCAGCCCTTCTTAAAGGCTCATCCAAATTTTCCCCTTCATATCCCGATGGTACTAATACACATTGGCAATTCGTTTTACATACCGAAAACCCCGACTTCGGTAATCCTATTTGACTAAAATGCAACATTGTCCCTGTCATCCCATGCCTACTCGCACAATCAGGACATACATTTCCTCCCGCAGTTACCCAAGTGAACTCTGTAATTGCGGCAGCAGCGAAAACGGCTCTCATGGCCTTGCCACCACCCCATTCAACTGCATTCCCTGTCAAATTCTTAATATTATTGCGATATGTTCCAAAGATTCGGCCACCTTGCTCTAAATCAGTCTCAAGAACCATAATAACCTCTTCTTCGGTCATGCCCGATGCTAACATAATTAATAAAGCCGTTTCAATATCTAATCCACTCTTTTCAGATTGTTTATCTGAAACTTGCATTATGGCATCTTCAAAGGCCATCTATAAACCTTACTGTAAAGTCATCAGTCATTTTATCTATCTTTTCCCTTAAATTTTTAGATATTCCGAACCATTCTCGCTTAGGGTTCCCAGGATGATTTACCGATTTCCTTATTTGGACACCATTCTCAGTAACAAATCGCAAGTTAGGTGCATTTTTAGCCTCAATTTTATGTGGGCTTGTTCCTTCTTGATGATATGTTGCAATATCTTCCCTTGACTCCCTTACACCGACAATGGCAGTAGGGTCATTCTTTGTAGCCTTCTTATAATCTTTTAATTTTGCCATTTTCCCTGTTGCGTATAAAGGTGTACTTGGTTTTGAGTATCCTCTATCCTTCTTACTCGCAATGGTAGATGGTTTTAATGACTTAAGTGACCCATTAACACCTTTGCCGTCATTTACTCGGCTCAAATGATCTCTTTTTACCTCATCCGCAATATCATTCACAAGATCAGAAACTTTGACTTTAGGTGTCTTTATATCAATATCAACTTCTATCTTTAACATTCGACATTACCTTTTCACCAAATTCCTTACCCGCATCAATCCCTTCTTTTATCTTATCCTTATGTGACATAACGAATTTCTGAGAATGTTGTTTCAAATATTCTCTTGGATTTTTAAGTAACTCCTTCAAATCAATACCACGAAGGATTGAATCCGCTGACTTGTCTATCTCCGCAACCAACCTATCGGTCTTGTCAATATAGTCATGAACTACTTTAGCCAAATGAGAATCCTGTCTGTATATATTTCTGCAATGTTTCTTCTTCTATCTCTGGATCACGCTCTAACCAATATGCCCTCTTACGATCATCACCAAATTGCTCAAATTCCCATTGCCATTGATCTCGAGTCTCAGTTTGACTCATCGGCATTGTTGGTTCCTTAAAATCAACCGAATATTTCTCGTCAACTTGAACACCGAGCTTTGATAAAATGTTTCTATCAATCTCGAACCTTCTGCGTTCCCAACTTCTCCAAGTATCATCAATGCTTGCTTCCCTCTGCTCAAGATTCTCAATGTTCTCTATCTTCAGCGACTCACCTGATTTAGCTTGCCCTGTATTTGCCCATTTAACTTGCAAATGATTGTTTTGAAGATGAACCTCTGCAAAGAATTTCGTCGCATTGATTAATTGGTCCAAACTTGCACTCCCGAGCCGCCCGATGTCTGCCTCAGTTGGTAATACAATAAATTTATCTACACCACTCTCAATACTATTCTGATCATCTGGTAAATTCTTGATCCACTTAATCCCTACCGCATCGAACCTATACGCCAATGCCAACTCAGTCAATGCAACGTCTAAATGTAAATTCGCCTGTACTAAGTCCGTTGCACCCTCGACCCAAAAATCACCCGCTATTTGCGGACTGCGATGAGCAAAACTTATTGGCATCATATCATATGGATGGAATATGTCTGTGTTACCAGGCACCGGCATTGTTTTGCCACCCTTCACCATAAAATGTAAACCCTGTGCATTGTCAATCGGATCAGTCCATACAATATATGTCTGCTCACCAACACTATTCTGCCCATAATTATATAATGGATAACTTATACCAATAGGATCCTTATTCCCTTCCACAAATAATGGTTTAAAAATAGGAATAATAGAATAATCCAATTCCTTCTTTCCATGTTGCCAATTCTTATGAGGCTTCGATAGCATTGCATTAGTCCCCAATAAAAAGGTCAACTGCTCAAATTGCCTCCGATATGTGTCTAACTCCTTCGTTGCCTCGATGTATTTCTCATCAGCCCTCGTGATAGGGGATTTCTTATATACTAACGATCTTTGTGTGACCGCCCTTCTTAAAAATGCTTGAGTGAATAAAGGAACTTGGGAAAGCGATGTGCCTTGAAAATAATCCCTAACATATTTATCTGTGGAATTATGCTCAAAATATGAAATTAATTTCTGTCTCTCTTTCTCCCGTTTATCCTCAACACCGTCAATATATTCTCTGAGTCCGCTCTCGATTGCAGAGAGGGAAAAATCTTGTATTATCACCAGCTTACTGTCCTTATTTTAACTTGTTTCATTGGATGTCTAAAAAATACAGGATAACTCGCAGCGTCAAAAGCATGACTTAAACTCGGATCTGATTTTTGATCTGGTAACCCATTCTTCCATACTAATCTCTCGTTATCTATGATCAATTTAGGACATCTGCCCTCAACTATCTGTATCCTGTCATTTTTAAGTAACCCATTCCACGCATTTACCCTATCTTTAACGGGAGGGTTTTTCAAATTGCAACGAACCGCAATACCACCATTGCGTAAAATCTGATGGTCACTCATCGTCGAAGATGTCTTTCTCGCCTTCCCCGTTGCATCGGGATAGCAGATAGACGCACCTGGATATTTCCTCTTAACTGCATCAACCATCTCAAATGTATTTGAATTTGATTTGCGTATTTCATCGAAGAACAAAAATGTTCCATTGATGTAAACAAATAATTCTATGGTATTATAATCTACATTGAAATCTTGACCGAATTCAATAGGGAATATACGCAATAACTCATCCAAGTCATCCCGTTTCACTACATGACGCCCTCTGTCAAATAATTTACATACCCTTCCCTGTGCTAAATTAACAAACTTCCCATCAATGAATGCTTGTATCTGTTCCTCGGTATACATCTTCTCCATATTATCAACATATGTGTCAGGCAAATGTGTGTTATCCCTCGTTGATCCAAATACAACAGAAACATTAGGATCCTCCACCAAATCATATCCCCAATTCAACTGCTCTGGTGTCCCTGTCAAAAATAACTTCTGCAATGATGACTCAGGATGACGAACACGAGCAATCATCTGCTCAAATACCTCCTTCTTCTGTATAAATGGCTCGTCAATACCCGCCCATGCTAAATTAGCACCTTTCAATGAATTAGGATCCTCCCCCGACCCAATAAGAATCTTACCACCCCAATTCTCAATGGTAAATTCATGGTCAGTCTTGTTATACTTGTAATCTAACCCACTTCGCCCCATCATTTGCTCTAATGTTTCAACAATAGTCCTCTTAGCCATCTTATATGTCGGCGAAACATACATCCCAGGGATCGGAGCATTAACAGATGATAAATACAATGACATAATAGCACCAATATGCGTCTTACCACTCCCGTATCCACCAACAAATAAAGAAATGAATTCATCTTTATCAAAGAATTCTCTCTGAGATGGCAACATAGATGCCCTCTTTATAGTTATCCTTGCCATATACCCTTCTTAATATTTATTTTAATATCGGAAAATCATTTTTTAAATTTGGGTCGAATTTTTTTTAACTTTTTGAAAATGGTTTCAATATTACTTGATTAAAAAATTTTTTAATAGCGATGGTTATTTTTATCTTGGGTGTACCCCACCACCACCTTCTCATTTAGGATTTGATCCCTTTTTTGCCCGTGTTACTCAATTTCGATAGTATCTTTGGCCGTGACCTCAACGTGTGCCGTTGGCTTACCGAGGTATCGATCCATCAATAAATTAATAGCTTGGAGGTTGCCTCGTTTACTCATTTCGATAACTTTTTCTAAAATTTGTTCAAGATCGGTTTTACCATTTGGTCCAATGTCCTTTTTACTTTCCAGCATTTTTCGGAGCTGGTCCCTTACGGATCCCCGGCGGCCGTATCCAACACTCAACTTATGACCTGGTTTAAATTGGGAATCCCAGGTCACGCCTTTTTTAAATTTACCGTCGCTCCGATGCGTTGGGGGCATCGGGTCCCCGTTTTTTTTCTTCAAAGGTTCGGTGTTATTCAACTTCAATTTTTCTTCTTTTTTTAAAGAATCGGGAGGGATGTTTGATTTTTCCATAGCTTAAAATACAATAGACACCTAAAATATTACAAGACTATGAGTTTTATTAAAATTTTTTTTAATAATATATAATATAACAATAATAATAATATATATTATTTCCTTTGATTTAAATTT